CCTTCGATAAGATGGAAGTCGAGAAGCTGCTGATCAAGCGCAAGATCAATCAGACGGAGCGGGTGCGCCTGCTGTCTGAGTCCGGCGTTCATGCTGATGACGCTATCGTGCGCTATGTCTTTGACGATATGCGCCTGATGGCGGACGCGGTGAAGGTGCGAACCGAAGTCGCCAAGATGGATGTACTTTCCACGGGCAAGATGAACATCAACGAGAATCGCCTGAAGATGACCGTTGATTATGGTGTCCCTGCTGAAAACCTGGCCTTCGATTTGGACCTGTCTGCTGATGCTGATATTATTGGTCAGCTCCAGGCCATCGTGGACAAGGCTGCTGACATGGGTTACACCATCAACGAGGCTATCACTTCCAACAAGGTGGTCCGTAAACTGGCCACCAACAAGGGTATCCAGACCCTTATCTTTGGCTCCGTTGGTCAAGGAACCTATGTTCCCAACGAGCGGTTGCGGGGCCTGTTTTCCCAGCTCTTTGGGTTTGGTACCATCACCACCTACGACCTGCGGTATAAGACGCAGCAGGCGGACGGCACCGAAAAGACCCACCGCTTCTACCCGGAGGACAAGATCACTTTCACCGCTGTGCCGCAGTTGGGCGTTGGCCTGTGGGGCGTGTCTCCCGAGGAGGCGGAGTATGGGCAGTACAACGAGAAGTCTGCGGATCAGTACATCACCATTACCCAGTGGGCGACCCCCGACCCTGTAGCGGTCTGGACGAAGGCCACCGGCCTGTTTATCCCGGTCCTGCCTGACCCCAACGGCCTGTTTGTGGCCTCTGTAAAGCCCAACGAGACCTCGGGGGGTTAAATGAGCTGTTGAGCACGGCTTCACTCTCCGCGCCCGACTTTTCCGGCATGACCAAGACTGAACTCCTAGATTATGCGGACGAGAACGGCGTGGAGGGTGTCAGCAGCTCCATGAGAAAGGCCGATATTTTAGCGGTGCTCCAGGGGGATGCCTGATGATATATGCGGATTATGACTACTACTGCAATGTATACCTTGGAACAAATATTGAGTACGAAAATTTCCCGCGACTGGCTCTAAGAGCAAGCAGATTTTTGGATTATGCCACGATGGGAAGAACCGCAAAGCACCACGACTTAGATGCAGTAAAGCTGGCGTGTTGCGCCCTGGCTGATGACTACCAGACCATTGAGACCGCCCGGACGCTGGCAAACAAGAGCTTGTCCTCCGCCGCTGGTTCTGATGAGGCGGGAGAACTGCAAAGCCAGAGTGTGGGAAGTTGGTCCAAGACCTATCGCTCCGGTGGTTCCAGTGCAAAAGAGGCCATAAGCGCAACAGAAAGCGCACAGGCGGCCCTTATGAATACGGCGCAGATGTACCTTGCGGGGACGGGGCTTCTGCGGGCGAGGGGGTATTACGCGTGAGTATGTTTCCGCACACCGTTACGCTCTATAACACAGAGACCACAGAACTGCCAGAGAACGATTTTAAGCCCACTCTGGTCAATCATATCACCGTCCTGCGGGGTGTCCTCCTAGACGCTTCCAAGGGTTCCAACGTGAACAAGAGCGGCTTGGAGGGTGCGGACGCAGTCAACCTGTATATCCCCATTGGCGTGGAGGCCGTGGACGGTGTAACCGGCCAAAAGAAACGATATATTGGCCCCATTGAGTTCTGGCGTGCAGATGATAAATCGGCTCTGTGGACACTTTCTGTGGGCCGCAACTGCTTCTTCGTCAAAGGCGAGGCCGTACACGCGGACTGGACGCTACAGACCATAGCGGCCGCCTATGATGACGTGTACGACGTGACAAAGGTGGATTTCAAGGACTTCGGTGGAGAGATGTCGCACTTTCAAGTAGGAGGTGTATGAGAAATGTATATAGTTTATGTCCATACATGTCCGAATGGGAAAAAGTATGTTGGCATGACCAGACAAAAGCCGAACAACCGATGGAGATCAGGAAAAGGGTATTTGCATTGTGTTGATTTTTACAATGCTGTAATTGAATTTGGTTGGCGAAATATTACCCATGAAATAATTGCAACAAACCTGACCAAAGAAGAAGCGGAAATCCTAGAACGCAAGTTGATAAGGGATTTCAAAACGACTGACCCTCGTTATGGGTACAACTGCCATAGCGGGGGGCTAAGTGGAGCAGCAATAAACAAAGTAACACGAAAAAGGATGAGCGTTGCGCAGAGTGGAGAAGGCAATCCACGATACGGAAAACATTGCTCAAACGAAACAAAAGAAAAAATCGGGGCAAGTAAGCGTGGAAAACATTTGACAGATGCCCACAAAAGAAAGCTTGGAGAAATCCTTGGTGGAGACAAAAATCCTGCCGCCCGCCCTGTTGTGCAATATGATATTAACATGAATTTTATTGCAAAGTGGCCCTATATTCGAGCGGCAAAGAAGGAAACGGGCGCATCGAACATCTCGTCGTGTTGCACGGGAAAATTGAAAACATCTGGCGGCTATATCTGGCGATATGCAGATGAAGTAGGTGGGAACTGATGTTGAAATTCAGCGTTCACACGGAGGGTATGGATGCCATCAAGGATAAGCTGACCGAGGGATGCACCAAAGCGGAGCACACTGTTGCGCTCCAAGTGCGCAAAGATACATCCCCATATGTTCCGATGCTTACTGGGTCCCTGGACAAACGGACACGGGTCGAAGGGGCAGAGGTGATTTATCCAGGCCCATATGCCCGCTACCTCTATTTTGGGAAGCTGATGGTAGATCCAGCCACAGGAAGCAGCTATGCGCCAAAAGGCACAACAAAGGTCCTGACTGATAAAAACCTTGTGTTTAATACAGCATCACATGCGCAGGCACAAGCGCATTGGTTCGAGGCCAGCAAGGCCGAAAACCTTGAAAAGTGGGTCCGTGTGGCAGATAAGGCGGTGAAACGTGAGTTCTGAAAACGAAAAGCCCCGCATTCTGGCGGCGGCGGAGGAAGTAGATAAGATTTCCCGTTCCATGCTAGTGTGGGCCAATACATTCCCGGAAAAGCCGGTGACCGTCATTAAGTACGAGTTCCTGACGGTGGACGATGCCAGCACAGACGAAACAGGAATGGCGCTATCCACCATCCAGGGAACCTATATCACAAAGCGCTTCATCCTGGGCGGCTATCAGGCGGAATATCAGTTTAAGATGATCTACCGCATTAAGCCAGGACGCAGCAACGACAAACGCCTGGAGGCAGACGAGCTGTTGAACCACTTCGGAGACTGGGCTAGAAAAAATCTCCCTGATTTGGGAGACGAGATTCGGGCGCTCCGAGTGGAACCAACCACGCAGTCCTCCAAGTTCGCTGCCTATAAGGACGGATATGAGGATTACCAAATACTAATGAAACTGACATACGAGGTCAGCGTTTGAAAGGAGAAGTAAAATGCCTGATACTGATTTGACTTTTAACACGACTGCGGGCCAGACTGTAGGCCGTGAAATGCTGATTGCCTATCTGAACACCGGAGAGAGCGGGACCCCCACTTGGTCCCCCATCGGGAAGCGGGTAGAGGACAGCTCTATTGAGTTCGACTGGCAGACCGAGACCAAAGTGGACATCTTCGGCGACACGTACACCACGGGCAAGAAGGCAACCAGGACACAGACTTTTGACCCCTGTGAGCTTGACGGCGCTGATGCGGCGCAAAAGAAAATCTGGAACCTGGCTATCAAAGACAATGATGTCAATGCCCTGCTAAACCAGGATATGCTTATCGTCCATCTGTACGCTGGTACGGCTAACACCGCTGTATTCGCCGAGCGGGATTCCGCTTGTTCTGTCCTTCCCTCCGGCCTTGGCGGTGAGGGCGGCGGCTCCATCGGGATGCCCATTGATGTGACTTACGGCGGTGCCCGTACCACTGGCACAGCGGCCATCTCCGGCGGAACCGTGACCTTTACTGCGGATGGTGATGAATGATGAAGGAACTTAATTTTGAATCTGGCCTTGTTACATACAGCCTAAACGGAAAGTGTGAGGTGTCCTTTAACCCAACGGACAGCAACTTCGTGGAGCGGCTGTACTCTGCTTTTGAGGATCTGGACAAAAAGCAGGAGAGCTATAAGGCCCAGATCGAAAAGATGTCGGACAAGAAAGAGATCTTCGAGTTCGCCAGGGAGCGTGATGCCGAGATGCGCGGCATCATTGACGGTGTATTTGATGCCCCCGTAAGTGAGGCTGTTTTCGGCGGTATGAACGTCTATGCAATCGCCAACGGCCTGCCGGTGTGGTGTAACCTGATGATGGCGGTCATGGATGAGATCGACACCACATTCACCAGAGAACAGAAGCTGACCAATCCGCGCATCAGCAAGTACGCGGCAAAGTACCAGAAGTATCAGAAGAAGTAATCAAAGGAGCACGTCATGAGCTATGGACTCCCCAAAAGCGTGGAGATAGACGGACAGGAGTTTTCTATTCGCTATGATTATCGGGTGATTCTGGACATCTTCGAGGCCATGAACGACCCGGATTCCAGCGAGGAAGACCGCGCTCTTGACGTGCTCCAAATCTTCTATGTGGACTTTGACGAGTTGACCGACTATGACACAGCGATGAAAGAGGTGTTCCGGTTCATCAATGGTGGCGAGGAGCCACGAGAGCAGAAAGGCCCCCACCTCGTGGACTGGCCGATGGATTTCCCCCGCATCATCGCCCCGGTCAATCGTGTGTTGGGCTATGAAGCCTGCGCTGAGGACTACGATATCGAAACGAACACAGGCGGAGTACACTGGTGGACAATCCTTTCGGCCTATGCGGAGATCGGGGATTGCCTCTTTGCACAAATCGTCCGCATCCGCGACAAAAAGGCAAAGGGAAAACCGCTGGACAAATCAGACCGGGAGTTCTACCGCAAGAACCGTGACATCATCGACATCAAGCAGAAATACAGCGAGGAGGAGAATGACCTCGTTAACCTCTGGACGGGCGCAAAATGAAACCGCCCCCGGAGGGGCGGCTATGACTATCGTATCGTACATTTTGTTAACTGAACTTGAGCAAGAGGGATTCCATTGCACTCACCAGCGATGGTGATGTAGTCTCCGTCCTTTAGCTGTGCAATCAAATCCGTTTGGTCTCCATCCTTCGGGAAGAAGCACTGGATAGGATAAAGGCCATAACCGTCATTTGTTTCGAGCGAAATGCACGGTGCTTTTGTCAAAACATCCTGCCCGATGTTTTGAATTGTGCCAGTCACGACCAACACTTTATCCTTATACAGTGCATCGGCATTCACTGCATTCTCCTTGTATGCCACCCACAAGCTGGTGGCTGAGATGGTGATCTCCTCCGGTTGGGTGCCTTCTACTTGATTAGCAGACGGTTGCGTTGGCATTGTGGTTGATTGGTTTAAACTGGGGCCATCGTTTGACGGCCTATCAGAGCGGCCCCAAAAAGTAAGAGATACAGCGGCAAGAATAGCAACGACAATCACAGCCGCAAAGGCAACATTTCCTTTAATTCGTCTGTTTCTTTTTTGGGGGTTGTTTTCGTTATCGAAAGCAACGGTTTCTGGCGTGTTTGTTGCATATTCACCCTCAACTACAATATGTGTCCCAGATAATACCGTATTCACGACCCTTGCCTTGTCTTCTGGTGACATAAGGATTGAAACAGAGCAATCAATTTTACGCCCTTTCTGGAACGTGATTGTATGCGGCCCGTCTTGTGCGTATGCAGAAATGGTTGTCCCGTTTCGCAATGTCCCGACAACCTTACCGTCTAAAAGAACAGTAAAATCAGCCGCACAGCCCCACATGCACTTCTCCCTAGTGATAATGATTTCTTTATATCCATCCACATAACTCTCTCCCCTCAAGGTGGTGTTTTATATGTCCGCAGACGGTTCTATCGTCATTGAGACCAATATTGATGACAAAAATGCACAGAGGGAATTGACTCGTCTGAACAAGCAAATTAAATCTCTGAAGGAGCAGCTCTCCACTAAACAGCAGGGACGGTTGCCCCTTGAAAATAGCCTAAACTCGGTCAACGCAAAGCTGGAAGAGGCTCGGAAACGGCTGGCAATGCTCCAGGATGAGCAGAACGCCATCAACGCCGCCATGCAACCTGGAGCGTCCGCAGATGATTATATGCGGGCTTATTCCGATAAGCCTATGGTAGATGCCGCCCTGAAACAGCAGCAGGCAGAGGTTGACGCTATCGAAAAGGAGTGGAAACAGGCCGACAAGGCTCTTTCCGCTTACGATTCTAAGATTTCAGGGCTGGAGTCTAAACTGAACAGTGCAAAGGCGGAAGCCGGAAGCATCCAGCAGAATATGGCTAAAGCTGGTCCATCTGCCGAAAAGATGGCAAAATCCGTTGACAAGGCGCAGAAGAGTGCGAGTAAGTTCTCCATGCGTCTACGGGAGGTCATCAGGAGCGCACTGGTATTTACAATTATCTCACAGGCACTTGCAAAGCTCCGCGAATGGATAGGCAAAGTCATTAAGACGAATGACGAGGCTCGTGCTGCGATTGCCCGCTTGAAGGGTGCTCTGCTCACATTGGCACAGCCTTTAATTGAAGTCATTATACCAGCGTTTACCAAGTTTGTCGATATGCTGTCCAGGGTTATTTCGATGGCGGCTCGCCTTACTGCGGCCCTTTTCGGCACCACTGCCGAAAAGGCTGCTGAGTCCGCAGAAAATCTATATAAGGAAACAGAGGCTATCGAAGGAACTGGGGAAGCGGCGGAGGAAGCAGAAAAGTCTCTTGCGTCATTTGATGAGATCAATCAGCTTTCGGGTGGAAACAAAAAAAGTTCTAATCAAAATCAGGAAATTGCGCCTGACTTTTCCTCAGTCAATCAAAACAGCGGGTGGTTACAGCAAATAATGGAAAGTGTGTCTGCATGGGTCCCGATTGCTTTGATGCTTGGAGGAATCGCACTTGTCGCAATCGGTGCATCAATGGGAAGTTTACTACTCGTTATTGCTGGGCTTCTATTACTTGGAGCCGGGATTGAATTTGGCAAAGAAAACGATCAACTTCAATCGTGGGTCGATGCGCTTGGGCTGAACAGCGTACAGGAATTTGTGGTCATCGCTGTTATTCTTGGCGGAATTGCGATGGTAGCAATCGGAGCGGCAACAGCAAATATACTGCTTGTGATAGCGGGCCTTGTTTTGATTGGTGTGGCCGTTTGGTATGCGGCACAGAGTGGCATGATGCAAGATTTGGCGGAAACCCTTGGACTTTCGAGAGCGGCGCAATTTATAACCGCTGCACTGCTTATTGCTGGGTTTGCGCTCGTCTGCATCGGCGCTGGCCTCGGAAATATTCTGATGGTTATATCCGGCATCGCATTATTTGCGGCTGGAATCTATTTGGGCACTGAAAGCGGGACGTTAAAATCATGGGCGGAAACGCTTGGTCTTGATTCTGCATTTGAGTATGTAGCCGCCGCGATACAGATTGCTGGGTTTGCGCTAATTTGTATTGGAGCAGCGATGGGGAACATCTTTATGGTCATTGCGGGAGGAGTTTTGCTTGCAGCAGGAATCACAGCAGAGGTGATCGGGGAGCAAACATTGATGGCCTGGTGGGAGAAATTGAAACTAACCACCGTTGCCCAATGGATTTCTGTAGCTTTGCTTTTGGCTGGAATTGCAATGGTTGCCATTGCGGCAGCTACAGTGAATATTCCACTTTTGATTGCGGGCGCGCTTGTACTTGGACTCGGAATTTATGCTTCAATGAATGACGAGCATTTGCAGGACTGGGTTGAAACACTGGGACTTGAAAAGGTCATGGGATATGTGACTGCTGCAGTTTTGCTTGTTGGGATTGGCCTTGTGGCAATAGGACTTATGACCATGAATATTCCCATGTTTTTGGGGGGCATGGCTTTGCTTGTAGCAGGCTTGGTTATTGGAAATGAAAGTGGAACATTTCAAAGCTGGGTCGAAACTTTACATCTTGAAGAGGTGGCTGGCTGGGTTTCCACGGCAATGCTTCTTGCTGGCATCGCTCTTGTCGCAATCGGCGCAATGACGCTGAATCCTGTTATGTTGCTGGCCGGAATCGCCCTTCTTGGCGGTGGTGCGGCGCTTAAACTGGGGAGTAGCGGCACAACGAGCGGAATGACGGCAGGAACCAAGATGGGTCGAATGTCCGTACCCCGCCTCGCCTTAGAGGATGTCCCTGCTTTAGCTAGAGGTGCGGTCATCCCGCCGAACCGTGAATTTCTTGCCGTTCTGGGTGACCAGAAGAGCGGAACGAATATTGAAGCTCCCACATCGGAAATTGAGGCGGCGGTTATGCGCGGTATTCAGCGGAGCGGGGTTTCTGGTTCCAGTGGAAACCAGACTTTGATACTGGAAGTAGACAAGCAGGTGCTGGGCCGTGTGACCTATCGGGCCAATCAGGCGGAAGGGAAGCGGATCGGCGTTGAGCTAGTGGAGGTGTAATTTTGAGTTACATCAAACTGAATGGACTGGAATTTGACGCGGATATCGCTATCTCGGCCTACAATCGGAATTTCAATGTGCTGGATGGGGAAAATGCGGGCCGCGTCCTCTCTGGCCTGATGATCCGGGATATCATTGGCACGTACCTGGGCCACAAAATCACCGTGTTCCGGCGCGGAGACAACTATAAAGGACTGGATGATTTTTGGGACTACCTGTATCAGCACTCCATCGATGATTCTGTGCTGCTGGAGGCGGCGGACGGCCAGAAGACAATCAGCTACAAAGCCTACTACACCAGTGCATCGCAGGACATTGAGAAGGTCGAAAACGGCGTGACCTACTGGGGCGAAATCGAAGTGAGCTTTGTACCTATAGATGCACAGTTAAAGCCGTGAGGTGATATGAGATGCCGAACACAACTAAAATCGAATATGATGGTCACACTTATTCTGGAACTGAAATAAAGAGCGGAAATATAAGGCGCACATTGTCGCTTCTGTCAGCATCTATCGAAAGCGATACATTCAACGTGTCATTAAAAAGCCCAAACAAGAATTTGGCTGCATTTACCAGAAATGCCCCGCTCACCGTCTTTAACAGGGATCGAAAACTTGGGACGTTTTATGTTCAAACTGTGAAGCGTATTGCTTCCGATCTGTATGATATTTCTGCTATCTCAGCAATCGGTCTATTGATTACACTTAATCATTATGGCGGAATCTACACAGGGCAAACCGTTTCTGATGTGCTGCCATCCATCTTTGGCACTGTTCCTTATTCGGTGAAGACGAACCTTTGCGACATTGCCTTGTACGGCTGGCTCCCAATCGGCACATCAAGAGATAATTTGGCACAGATACTGTTTGCGATTGGGGCCACTGTTAAGACAGATTTGAATGGAGTTATCAAAATAGAAAAGCTTTGGGACGGCGTGTCGTCCGCTATTACCCCAAACCGAATATACAGTGGCGCATCAGAAGAATACACCTCTGAAATATCGAGGGTTTCCGTGACAGAACACCAGTATATAGAGGGCGGAGATCTTGTGACGCTTTTTGAGGGAAACACAAAGCAGGGAGACATCATTACGTTTTCCGATCCGCATTATGGGCTTGTTGCATCTGGTTTCTCTATTTTGGAAAGCAACGCAAATTACGCCAAAGTATCGTCAGGAAGCGGGACATTGCGAGGATGTCCGTATGTTCATTATACGCACGAGATAAAAAAATTTTTGAACAGCATGGCCGAAGAAAATGAAAAATCGGTAAAAGATGCAACACTTGTTTCTCTTTTTAATTCAAACGCAATAGCAGAGTACCTTGCAAATTATTATAAATGCAGACAAACAATAAATGCTTCTGTAGTCCTAGACACGGAAAACCCCGGTGATGTTGTGAGCATATATCATCCGTTTGGTGACGGCTATGTAGAAGCATGTTTGGAGAGCGAGGATATTACACTGTCAAACACATTAAAAGCGCAAGAAAAAAGTCTAGTTGGATTTACACCTATAGATCTAAACACAAGGCTGGTCAATCGTGTTGAGATATTAACCGGGAGTGGCACTTGGTCACCACCTGTTGGCGTGAATGAGTTTCGGGCTGTTTTGATACAAGGTGGAGGAGCCGGAGAATCAGGAGAGAATGGCGCGAATGCAACGACTGCGACAGTTAAGTCCCAATCAAATACTACACCGAGCGGACAAGGATATGTAACGCCATTTTTTAGCAACCTTAGAAACTCGACATCTGGTGGCAATGGTGGAGCTGGTGGTGATGGCGGTGTAGGTGGGAAAATATATGAAGCAGATTTTTCTAATACGGATGGCAAAAGCTATCCATATTCTTGTGGAATCGGAGCGGATACACCAGGAACGGAAGGAACTGAAACGATGTTTGGGAATGCATCGTCTGAATCAGGAACCCGAAGGAACGAAGGATATCAAGATTTGTTTTCTGGAATCTATTATGGGAAAAAGGGAGTGGCTGGAGAAGCTGGTGGGAATGGCGGAAAAAATGGCGCAGACGGAGATTCTACCGCAAGCTCAATGGGTGGCTCTGGAGCAACGGCTTCCGTGAAAAAACAATCTTCGGTTAGCGGAACTTTATACTCCTTGATTGAAGTTGGCCGTTTTCAGCGAGCAGGCGGCGGTGGCGGTGGCGGCGGAAGTGGAGCGACGCCTGGAGGGAATGGAACCTCCCAGACCGGAAATCCGTCATGCACATTTACTGGATCGCTTCCAAGTTTTAGCGCGACTGGAACTGGGGTGCCTGGTGGAAAGGGAGGTAATGGGGCAAATGGGTCGCCCGCTGAGACATACGGGTCTGGCGGGAACGGCGGCGGTGGCGGTGGCGGCGGTGGCGGCTCTGGCGATACGTTTCTCGCCTTTGGCACAACACGCAGTTCTATCTCTTGGCCTGAACAGCAAGCTACGTTTACGTCTAGGATATCTGCAACTGCAGGTGCGCAGGGCGGCACTGGCGGAACAGGAGGGAAAGGCGCA